GTCTTAGTTGGCAGCACCTCTTACTGTTGAGTGACAACGTTTACTCAACTATCCACGCTAACTTGTGGCGAACGCGCTTGCGAAGCGCGTATATGTCGGTCCCACCCCGTCCTCCACTTACGCAGAAGGAACGAAGCACTGAACTCCAGTTCAGATCGTGGCGCTCTGTTAGAGCAACCTCGGTCAACACTCGGATTTCGGAGGAGCCAGTCCAGGGGGGTAGGTGGTTTGACACCCATTTTTCTCCCTTGGAATTTTCTTTGACAGTCGTGACGACTGCCTCGGCCCGCTTCCTATTTCTCCGTGCCTTTATGACCTTGTACCCGCCGCCCTCATGTTGTGGAACCTTTCGCAAAGTTTCACCAGGCTCTGTTTGCATCCAGTGGTAATCATATAGTATGAGACCATTAGTACCGTCGACTCCATTACAAGATAGGAGAGGCGGCTTGAACCCGAAGAACTCTTGGTAGAGTTCCCGAAGTTTAACGCAAACATTGGGACAGGTATCCCCATAAACCAAAGACATCCGATTAAAGATATCCTTAGTCTGGAACACAACATCGATACTATCGCCCCGTAGTACGCTCTTCACCCTCACGGGTGTAACGTTATATCCTACGAAGTAGTCGCCACCGCAAGACTCCCGAAAGGGCCCCTTGGTGAAACTCTTGTTCTTATTGACTCTGAAGCCAACGAGTTCAAGTAGTGCAACTGTGACACCGACGTGGTCGGTCTCTACGATAATATCGTCGCCAAACACACAGACATCTTGGACCTTCACAGGTCCCCCAAGGGATGCTAACCCCTCAGGCAACGCCTTAGTGTTATTAGACTGATCGAAAAGAGCGGCGAATCGCCGTTCCGACCAATCCTTTCTAGCAGCATTAGACAACGCCCACAAGACTATAGCCATCACCGGGAAACAGCAAGCTGATCCCATCGGTGCGAACTTAGTTAAGGGTATTTCATCCCCATTAGGCATGACTGTATATTCCGAACGGCAACTATCTAGCGCCTCCACCCAGTTGGATGGAAACAAGCGCGTGACGAGCCACCAAGAATGCCTGTCAGAGGCCTCCTGCAAGTCCAGGCTAGCGTGGCTCCCAGTCTGGGAGCCTAGCAACGCTAGGTACTGGTTTCGAGACTGGTCTATGATACTGACCTGTCTTCTCACGTTCTCGTATCGTTCCACGGCACTCACCAGCTCAGGCAACACGCCCTGCTGGATGTACATAAACTCCCTTGGTTCCGCACTGATAAGTCGCGGGCCTCGGGAATCCTTTGGAACGAGAACAACTCGGGCACCCGGGTCATCACAAACCAGCAAATCAAGAGCCGAATTTCGCATGTGCGAATCGGCCCCATTAATGCCAGAAAAGAACCACTCATAATACGGATATACCGCATCGAGCTTCGAAATTAATCGAGGTTCCTGCCAGCGCCCCCACGGGGTCGCTTTATCGGCTGTGGCGCCAGTGCCATACTTTGGATTGATCTGATGTGGATCAACCCCCTCAAGAAGACGCCCTATGAGCCTCTCGGCTCTATCAAGGTACGTCCGCAGGGAGGTTCCGTTCACAAACATATTGGATGTTCCCGTGCTTAGAATTTTGCACGTGTCGTCCCAGAGCTCGGTCTCAGCGGTTTGAAACGCCGTACATACGAGATTAGCTTGTTCATCGGTCCAAGGTTGTTCATACTTGTAAAAGGCGAATGTTAACTGCCTAATACAAAGCACTGCTAAACCCTGTGTATCATCCCGTCCCAGCAAAGGAAGGTCTAGTGACTCCCCGTCGGTAACAAACCAACGAGGTTGCCCTTCGAAGTCGAAGAGCTCTTCCCACGCTTTGTGGAGGAATGCAGGGTAGGCCGCGTTCTTCGCTCTAGCCCAACCGTCGGGGCACTCAAAAGATCCGGTTTGAAAGGATCGATCTAATGCTTTGCCTAAGGCGGGTAGCGAAACTGTCAGGAACGACAGGCCTTCAGCCCCAAGTCGTGTTTTAAACTGCGCCACATCGGCGTCAGTCACGAACAGGGACAGGTGTGTGTCTTTTGCCAAAAAGTGCCAAAGTGCACTTAATCTTTGCGATTCATTTTGCATTGATGTTAATGGTTGGAACAACACATCTACTTGTTACTAGTGCTCCCATCACGGAGGAGCTAATACCGTGTGACGCCCCCGTAGGGGCGCCACTATCAACAGCTAACGAAGTGCGCTCAATTGCGCTTCCGAAGCTTCAACACTAACAACCATAAACATGCGATCAGCACCAAGAGGGATTCCTCTATGTAGTGGTGCAACGATTCGAACGATAATGGATCGTGTATCTGCGACGGCGGTATACTGATGTATACGTCACTGCCACTCGGCAGTGCCCCCTCGTTAAGGGGAAGTTGATTTGCGTTCGGACTCATCCAGTTAGACTGGTAAGTCGTTCGCCTCAACGAAGTCTGCGAAGAAGCCGGTTTCGGCTGTATCCTCGCAGCACAAGTTCAGGATATAATAAAGTGCTTGGTAGCACTCACTGAACTCAGCTGTTGCAGGCGCATTCAGAGTGATGCGCGCTTGGATCGAACTATCGTACTTCCCGGTCGCGGCGTTGAGCCGCGGGACCGTGAGGTGCAAGGTTCGTCCGACGATTCCCGCCTTGGTCTTTTGAGCCATCCTTTTCAGGATCAAGCGGCTCGCCAGGGTATCCGCTTCCGAACCTGGACATGTCCAGGACGTAATCCCATTGCCGTCCACTCTCGCGTTTGCGAAGGTGATCGATTCAGTGGGGCTAGCGGGTGTAATAAACGGGTTAGTAAACGTCGTTTTTGTGTCAGTCATGTTTGTGTATTCTATGCCGTGGGCCCGAGGGCCATTTTGGGGAGTGTCAGGACCCGGGTCGTTCGACCCGGAAGGAATCCTTTCTCCCTCTCGCAAGCTGGAACAGAAGTTCCGCTAGCGTGATTGCCTTATCTAAACTCGGCAACTTGAATTGAGGCGGGCTGGGAGTGAACACAGTGGGATCGAAACTTTTGGTCTCTCTCTTATATTGTTCACTAGTAATAGTGCCACCCACTGGGGTGGCCGCCTTTACCGACCCGTATGCTTTTGTGTAAGGTCCCGTGCAGGGTTGAAGGTACAATTGGACGTCAGCGGTTGTTTTCACAGACCACCCCGTTTCCAATATTTCGTACTCCAACTCCGGCATGGCCGTTTCCGACCATTGTGACAGGACACTGCCGAACCCCGTAAACCAATCGACTATAAAGCTGAAAGGGCTTAGCGCCCAGGCTGTTGCGACTGATGGGGTTAGCCCGTAATAGGCTGCATCAAACTTGGCACGTCCGCTTCGCGGATATACAAGCTCCCCCCCCGTGAGGGAGAGAAACTTATTCGCACCGTATCTGACTCTGACAGTTGCGTGGACTTCCTTTGTGAAGGCTTTGAGACCGTGTACGAAGTACTCGGCGCTCGTTGAGCCGGTAATATAGGAAGAATCTTCACGCCGTGACACGCCATGATAGACCTCTTCAGAGGCCTGATAACCACTTATGACGGATTCGTAATCGTCAATGGCTTTGCGCAATTGCTTGCACGCGACCACCAACGGCTTCACCGCCAAGGTGTAACCAAGGTGAGCATTCGTTGCCAACGAAGCCCAGTCAGTCATCGACAGTTGAGAAAACGTGCGCTTTCCCAAAAGGCGCCGCACCGCTGGAGAGTTCCAACGATTCAGCCGCTCAATGTCCCTTTGGATATTCCCTATGGTCTCAAGTCCGTGTTTAATGGACCTAAAGCCTTCCAGGAGTTCTCCTAATTGTTGGGACACGTCGAAGTGCGGTTTGACAACCGCGGGGTTACATTTCGAGGCTGCTTCGGCCAACATTTGTTCATCGGATGCCAGGAATGGTACTCCGTAGAATGCGTGTTGATCGAGTAGGCCCTTCGAGACCCCTATACCGAACGTCGAACGGGCTTCACCCTCAACAACCTGCGAAGGTTGATTGTAATAGAGGAGTGCGCCCACCAATTCAACTGGCTCAATCGGGGCGTCATACTGCACCTTTGTGTGGTAACAATAATTAAACGTCCCCGGGCTGCCAACCACGTCAGTGATCGTTTCGTCAACACCGGTAACACCGGTGAACGAGCCGATTATATACTGCGCAGCGGCATCCGTCAGTTGAGTTTCACCAGCAGTGTTATAGAACCATCCTACGAAAGTGCGACCTGGAATGGCCGTGTTTCGTATGACAGTTGTATGTCCAGTGCTGGCTAGTTCTACAATTGTATTGCGAGTCCTAGTTCGGGTCATAATATTTGGTTCATGGTTTCAGCATCGTCTGTATGCTTGTTAGCTGGTTAGCCTGTACCGGGGAGAAAGGCTTCTCCCCCACTCCGCCAAGGCGTCGAATGACGCATGGAAGACAATCGTTTGCTGCGGTCCCACTTAAGGGATCTGGCACGACCTTGAATTCCATCGCGGCGAGGGAGAAGCCCCCCGGTATGGCCATAAATCCACGTTAGCTAAACGCAGACTCGTTACCCCCCACTCGGG